GCGGCTGCAATTGAAATGTATATACAAGATCACGTGGGCATGAAACAAGACGGAACCTTTGGTAGTTTATATTTTAACGATTTACTAAATGATTGGAGTAGGTTTGATATAAACAAAAGAACAAAGTTTGATGCATCAATAAGCTCTGGTTTAGCTATAATGGCTAATAATAGGCATTTGTATGCTCCAAACGCAAAAGTTGAAAAACCAAAACTAAACATAAGTATTTCCAAGTATAGTAATACTGGAACAAATTCACAAATAATAAAATAAATATATGGCAGAGTCTGGCATAAAAAGTTATTTCCCAAGTCAAACAGTTAGTGATGCTGAAAAGTTGAGTTACGATTATGGTTTGAAAGTAGGTAAAGCAATTGAGCAAGAATGGTTTAATGATAGTAGAAGTATTAACAAATACAGATCTAACCAAAATAATTTTCATAATTTAAGGTTGTATGCAAGAGGAGAGCAGTCTATACAAAAATATAAGGATGAGTTATCTATAAATGGTGATTTATCCTATTTAAATTTAGACTGGACACCTGTTCCAATTATATCTAAATTTGTTGACATAGTAGTTAATGGTATAGCGGAAAGAACATATGATATAAAAGCTTTTTCTCAATCACCAAACGGTGTTGAAAAAAGAACTAAATATATGGAAGCTATATTAAGCGATATGGAGATGAGACAGTTCAACGAAGAAGTTAAGTCTAGGTTTAATGTAAATATGAAAGAAACTAATATAGCTAACGAAGACTTACCAGAGTCAAGCGAAGAGCTAGGAATTCATATGCAACTTAACTATAAACAAGCTGTAGAGCTTGCAGAAGAACAAGCTTTAAACGTTTTGTTTGAAGGCAATAAATATGAATTAACTAAAAAAAGGTTTTATCAAGACCTTACAATTCTAGGTATTGGTGCTGTAAAAACAGATTTTAACACATCAGAAGGCGTTGTTATTGATTATGTTGATCCTGCTAATTTAGTTTATTCTTATACTGATTCGCCTTATTTTGAAGACATATACTATGTAGGCGAAGTGAAAACTATTCCAGTTAATGAACTTGCAAAAGAATTTCCCCATTTAACAGAAAGTGATCTTGAAGATATAATGAAAAATAAATCTTATAATAGATCTAACTATAACTCAACGCATAACTACGACAAAGAAGATAATAACACTATTCAAGTTTTATATTTTAATTATAAAACATACATGAACGAAGTTTATAAAATAAAAGAAACTGGAACTGGAGCAGATAAAATTATAGCTAAAGATGATTCTTTTAATCCACCAGAAAACAAAGAAGGTGGATATGGTAGAATGTTAAGATCTATTGAGTGCTTGTATGACGGCGCTATGATTTTAGGCACTAACAAATTGCTAAAGTGGGAAATGGCAAAAAACATGATGCGTCCTAAAAGTGATTTTACAAAAGTTAAAATGAACTATGCGATAGTTGCGCCTAGAATGTACAACGGAAAAATTGATTCACTAGTAAGGCGTATAACAGGTTTTGCTGACATGATACAACTTACACATTTAAAACTTCAGCAAGTGTTATCAAGAATGGTGCCAGATGGCGTATATTTAGACGCAGATGGTTTGGCTGAAGTTGATCTAGGTAATGGCACAAACTATAATCCACAAGAAGCGTTAAATATGTTTTTTCAAACAGGTTCTGTTATAGGTAGATCATTTACTTCTGAAGGCGATATGAACCCAGGTAAAGTACCTATTCAAGAAATAACATCTGGTAGTGGTGGTAATAAAATGCAAGCTCTTATAGGTAATTACAATTATTATTTACAAATGATAAGAGATGTAACCGGATTAAACGAAGCTAGAGACGGTAGTATGCCAGATAAAAACGCTTTGGTAGGCGTACAAAAATTAGCTGCAGCTAATTCAAACACAGCAACAAGACACATATTGCAAGCTGGTTTATTTTTAACAGCTGAAACAGCAGAGTGTTTATCACTTAGAATATCTGATATATTAGAATATTCTCCAACAGCAGACTCTTTTATACAAGCAATAGGAGCTCATAATGTAGCTACACTAGAAGAGATGTCAGAGCTACATCTTTATGATTTTGGTATATTTATAGAGCTTCAGCCAGATGAAGAAGAAAAAGGTATGCTTGAAAATAACATTCAAATGGCGTTGCAACAAAAAAATATTGAACTTGAAGATGCTATTGATCTTAGAGAAATACGTAATATAAAATTAGCAAACCAACTATTAAAAATACGTAGAAGGAAAAAAGAAGAAAAAGATAGACAGTTACAAATGCAAAATATCCAAGCACAAACACAATCAAACACACAAGCAGCGCAAGCCGCGGCACAAGCTGATATTCAAAAAAATCAAGCTATCACACAGAGTCAAGCTCAGTTAGAACAGATGAAGTCCCAAATTGATATTCAAAAAATGCAAGCTGAATCAGAGCTTAAAAAACAACTAATGGAATTAGAGTTTCAATACAACATGCAACTTAAAGGAGTTGAAGTTGAGGGCATGAAAAATAGAGAAAAAGAAAAAGAAGATAGAAAAGACGAAAGAACAAAGATACAAGCTACACAACAATCAGAAATGATCGAGCAAAGAAATAGTGGAAAACCACCTAAAAACTTTGAGTCCGCAGGTAATGATATACTAGGTGGAGGATTTGATTTAGGTTCGTTTGATCCTAGTTAAAATTTATTAATTATTATTATATTATATTATGGAAGAAAAAGATGAAAACGTAGTCGAAGAGACTACACAAAATAACCAACAAGATCCAGGTGATGAAAACGTGGTAAAAGTTGATGAAAGTAAATTTGAATCTGCCGGTGACGACAGTGTTATAAAAGTAGATTTAAACAAACCAATAATACCAGAAGAAAATGAAACTAAAGAAAATAACGCTAACAACAGCGGAGTGGTTGCAGAGTCTGAAAATGCCGAGCCCACAAAAAAACAAGAAGAAGTACAACCGGAAGCAAAAGCACAAGAAGCTCCAGTATTAGAAGAGATTACTGAAGACTCTACTAAAGAAGAGGTTTCTGAAGTAGAAGAAAAAATTGAAGAAGCTGTAGCTGAAGCTGAAGCAACTGGTAAACCACTACCAGAAAATATCCAAAAGTTAATGGACTTTATGGAAGAAACCGGTGGAGATTTAAGTGACTATGTAAAGCTTAATCAAGATTATTCTAAATTAGACGATCAAAGTTTGTTGTACGAATACTATAGACAAACAAAACCTCACTTAAACAATGAAGAAATTAACTTCCTTATGGAAGATACATTCTCTTACGACGAAGATGTTGACGAAGAAAGAGATATACGAAGAAAAAAATTAGCGTTAAAAGAGCAAGTTGCCAACGCTAAGAGCCACTTAGACGGGCAAAAGTCTAAATACTATGAAGATATCAAAGCTGGATCGAAACTCACAACTGAGCAACAAAAAGCTATAGATTTCTTTAATAGATACAACAAGGAGTCAGAAGCAACTCAAAAAACAGTTAAAACAAATACTGATATTTTTACACAAAAAACCGAGCAGGTTTTTAACGACAAGTTCAAAGGTTTTGAATATAACGTCGGTGATAAAAAATACAGGTTTAATGTAAACAATGTTAAAGAGATTAAAGAAACACAAAGCAATTTAAACAATTTTACCAAAAAGTTTTTGGATAAAAACTCTGCTTTAAAAGACGCTAAAGGTTATCATAAATCTCTATATACAGCAATGAATGCAGACGCTGTTGCAAAGCACTTTTACGAACAAGGTAAGGCTGACGCTATGAAAGATAGTGTTGCTAAAGCTAAAAATGTAGATATGAATTCAAGACAAAGTCATGGAAAAATTGAAGCAGGAGGCATGAAGTTTAAAGTGTTAGGCAGTGATTCTTCTGATTTAAAGTTTAAAATTAAAAACAATAAATAACAATTTAAAATTAAAAAATTATGGCAATTACTGCAGGAGGTAGTTTAAATAGTGTACCTGCTCCACAGCAACAAACACTATCTACAAACTACGTCGATTTTACAACAAGCTCAACTGAAGGTTGGGCACAACAGTACTTACCTGAGTTAATGGAAAAAGAAGCTGAGGTTTTCGGACCTAGAACAATTTCTGGTTTCCTTAATCAAGTAGGTGCAGAAGAAGCAATGACTTCTGATCGAGTTATATGGTCTGAGCAATCAAGACTACATATAACTTTAACTGGTACTATAGATTTAGATGGTAACGTATCTTCATCTGGTGCAAAAGGTAAATTTACAAGTGTTAAAGATGTAGATGGTAACGCGATTACAAGTACACATGGTGTTCGTAATCACGATATCGTATTGCTTTCAACTCCAGGTAAAGTATCTAGATGTTTAGTTGTAGCTGTTGATGGTGCTGCTATTGGTCTTAGAGCTTATGACGAAGACGTTTTAACTGGTCACTCTGAAACAGCTGAAGCTGCTACTTTATTAGTTATTGGTTCTGAGTTCAAGAAAGGTGATAACTACGATGGCGCAACTACAAGAGGCGCTAACGAGCCTGACTTTAAAACTTTCACTAACAAACCTATCATTATGAAAGATTACTATGAAGTATCTGGATCTGATGCTGGTAGAATTGGTTGGGTAGAAGTTTCTTCTGAAGGTGGTGCTTCTGGGTACTTATGGTACTTAAAAGCTGAAGCTGACACAAGAGCTCGTTTTACTGATTACTTAGAAATGGCAATGCTTGAGTCTATTCCAGGTTCTAACTCAACTAACGTTGATGGTGAATTAGGTTTATCTCCAGAAGGCGATGCTGGTACTGAAGGTTTATTCTATGCTATTGAGCAAAGAGGTAACGTTACTACTGGTGTTACTGGTGTTAATGCTGCTACTGATTTAGCTGAGTTTGACGCTATTTTAGCTGAGTTTGATAAGCAAGGTGCTATTGAAGAAAACATGATGTTTGTTAATAGAGCTACTAGTTTAGCTATTGATGATATGTTAGCTTCAATGAATTCTTATGGAGCTGGCGGTACATCTTACGGAGTGTTTGATAACTCAGAAGATATGGCACTTAATTTAGGTTTCTCTGGTTTCAGAAGAGGTTCTTATGACTTCTACAAATCTGACTTTAGATACTTAAATGACAAAGCTACAAGAGGTGGTATTAACGCTACTGCTGGCGCTAACGCGATTAGAGGGGTTATGATACCAGCTGGAACATCTTCAGTTTATGACCAAACACTAGGAAAGAACCTTAAACGTCCTTTCTTACATGTTCGTTATAGAGCTTCACAAACTGATGACCGAAGAATGAAGACTTGGGTTACTGGTTCAGTTGGAGCTGCAACATCTGCTTTAGATGCAATGCAACTTCACTTTTTATCAGAAAGATGTTTAATCGTTCAAGGTGCAAACAACTTTATGTTAATGAAGTAAACTATTTTTTAAAAGACCGGGGCTTCGGCCTCGGCCTTTTATTTTATTAATTTTATTATATATTATATTATGGCAAAAAAACAAGAAACAAAAAAAGAA